GGAAAGTTAAGGTAGAGGTATTGGAATATTTTAAGTCAAAATTTAACCCATCATGCAGAATAATACATTCAGAAACTGGCGTTATAACATTATACTTCTATAGAACAAATTTTTGGGAAGGGTTAAAATCAGAAAATTTAGTAAATAATAAGCATATACCAGAACAATACATATTTTCGAGTAAAGAGCAAAGATTGCAATTATTAGCCGGTTTAATTGATACTGATGGCAGTTTGCATAAGTCAACAGGACGGTATAGGTTTATAAATACGAATAAGGAGTTAATAGATGACGCTTGTTTACTTTTATCTACTCTTGGCTACACATATTCATTAACAAGCGTAGAGCCAAGACTAGAGCCAAATTCAAGCGGTATTCAAGATAGGCAGGTATGCTATCAAATTGGGTTTACTCCATTAGATATTATTCCATGCAAAATACCAAGGAAGCAATCTACATTTAAACCTAAGAGAAGAAAAGTATCTATCGTGTCGGTAAGGGAATTGCCAGAATCAGAGTATTCAAAAGGTAAATGTATTCAAGTAGACTCTCCAGATGGACTTTATTTAGTAGGTAGACAAATGATACCTACACACAACAGTGAATTGACATCGCGCCGTTTACCTGCTTATATGTTAGGATTAAATCCAAACCTTAGAATTGCTCTTTGCGCTTACAATGCTACATTTGCTAGTAAATTCAATAGACAGGTTCAAAGAATAATGATTGATCCGTCATATACTGATGTATTCCCAGACACTAGATTAAACGCAAAGAACGTAGCGACCGATTCTAAAGGTTCATACTTAAGAAACTCAGAACAATTCGAAATAGTAGGTAAACAAGGTTCTTTTATATCTGTTGGTGTTGGTGGTGGTATTACTGGAAACCCTGTTGATATTGCATTAATTGACGACCCGATAAAAGGAGCCGAAGAGGCAGGTTCACAAACTTACCGTGAAAAAGTATGGGAATGGTATACGACCGAATTGGAGACAAGATTAAATAATAATAGTCAGATACTCATAACGCTTACTCGATGGAATATAGATGATATTGCAGGTCGAATATTAACTGCATCAGAGGGGGAACATGCGCGAAATTGGGAGGTGGTAGTATTTCCACGCATAAAAGTTGATAATTCGAATTTAGATGATCCTAGAAAAATTGGAGAGGTTCTATGGGAAGATGTTCATAGCATGGAATCTGCACTTGAAGCAAAGTCAAGAAACCCCGTTAAGTTCGAAGCGTTACAGCAACAAAATCCAAAGGTTATGGAGGCTGGTAGTGAGTTTTATAAATCATTTGACGTAAATCGACACGTAAGAGATACACAATATAACAGTAGTTTACCAATTCATATAAGCCTAGATGAAAACGTTAACCCATACATTACAGCAACATTATATCAAGGTGAAGGCAGTATGGTTTGGCAAATAGACGAATTATGTTTATCGCACCCTAAAAACACAGTAAAAAGTCTAGCATTAGAATTTAACAATAAATACAAAGGACATAATACCGGTGTGTTTGTGTATGGTGATGCAACTAGTCAGAAAGAAGATACTAAACTAGAGAAAGGTCAAAACTTCTTTACATTATTTTCTAACTACATACCTAAATTTCACCCATCATTAAGAGTACCGAAAAGTAATCCACCAGTTGCAATGAGAGGTAATTGGATAAATGAAATGTTGGAATCTGGCAATAATATAATGTTTTGTACTCATTGCTATAATTCCATTGCAGACATGCAGTTTACTAAAGAAGATGCAGATGGAACTAAGCTAAAAAAGAAGGTTAAGGATATGAGAACAGGCATAAGTTATGAGCAGTATGGCCATTGTAGTGATACTTTAGATTATTTCCTATGTCAGTATTTTAACCGTGAATTTCTACTATATCAACGCGGAGGCCGTGAAACTAAAATGATAAGTAGTAAATCAATGAGAAGACGATAATATTTAACTATTTGTTTATAACGTAAATATTTGTAATTTTACAATCGATATGGCAATAAGATTTAATCCTAATACAATAGCAAGAGGTGGAGGTGTAAGCCTTGTAAAATCTATAATCGGGGCGGCAGTTGTGCCATATTCTGTAACAGATGATAAAATTGGCAACTCATATCTAGGCACACCAATTATTGATAACTTAGAATTTCCACAAGGCGCTTATACTGATTTAGACGGCAATACAATTGATTATGGATCAATAGTTGTAGATACTGTTGTGTTTACTGTTAATAAGGTTCGTAATATAGTTAAGGAAACAATTCAAGGGCGTAACGGAAGCGTAAAAGAATATGTTAGTGATGGTGATTTTACAATTAGTTGTCAAGGGGTATTATCGAATAAAGAAAATTATTTTCCAGAAGATGAGGCTAGGACACTTAGACAATTATTCGAAGTTCCACAACAATTGCCTATAATTAGTCTTTACTTAAACAATGTGCATGATATATTCAATATAGTAATAGAATCATGGTCTATGCCTTTTACAGCCGGTAAGCGAAATGAAATACCGTTCAACTTTATAGCGGTTAGCGATTCTGAAATAGGAGTAAATGAATTAGAAAGTAGTTAAATTTTTTGTAACTTTGGAAATATGAATAAGTTTCTAGTAAAATATGATTTTGAAACACTAATCAAAGAAGATAATTTCGATGAATTAACCGAAGGGTTTGACCGTGTTTATCAAGATTCTATAGATTCAGCTATTGAAGAGGTCGCTGGATATATTCGTCATAGGTATGATTTCGACCAAGTGTTTAGAGTTGTAATACCTTATGCCGATGCAACCGCCTTTGTTGTAGGTGATAGAGTATACTGGACTGAGACAGCTTATAGCATAGCCATTGCTTATACGATAGGACAAAGAGTATCATACGAAAATAATATTTATTCATCAATAGGAACATCAACCCCAGGAGCGTTTGATTCAGATGAGTGGACATTACTAGCAGAAGACAATAGCTTTTACGTTTGCATACTTGATTCCGATGGTGTCCTACCAAGTGTAGAAACTTCATTTACATTAGGCGATAATAGGAATGCAAAAATAAAAGAAGTGACTATCGATATCTTACTTTATAATATTCATTCGAGATTAAGCCCTATGAATATTCCAGATGTAAGGCGAACCCGATATGATGGCAATGGTAATCAAAACGACTCTGGTAATGCTCTTAGATATTTATCAAAGATACAGAAAGGTGATATAACGCCAGATTTGCCTGTTATAACTCCGATACTACAAAATAGCGAAAGAGTGAGCTATGGCACATCTTCAAATTCAAAATATTACGCACGATGAAATTACTAACAGATAGCGATCTTAATAAGATAAAAGCAGAAGCAAAAGAGAGTGCAACAGCTCAAACACGTGCCGAAATATTTAAGAATGTTTCAAAAAATATACCTACTCGCGGGAATGCTTTCGCTAAGATACTAGCTGAACAATTAGAGAGAATTGATAAAGATATTGATGATTGGCAAAATGCAGTAGATGCAGCCGAAGATATTGATAATCCAGATAGACTAGATTTAATGGAAATGTATAAAGACTTTATTGATGATTATCAATTATGGTCAGTTATGCAATCTAGGATAACTAAATCTACTTCCGGTAATTTCAAAATAATGGATGAACATGGAGGAATTGACGAGGAGGAACAAAGAAAGTTTTTAGATCCGCAAGGATTACCTTTGCCATGGTTTAGAAAGTTCATGAAGTTAGTGGTTGATTCAAAATTCTATGGTTGGGAAGCTATTCAGCTAGGCGATGTAGTAGGCAATACATTTAAAGAAATTGACAAGATACCAGAAGAAAATACAATCCCGTATTTTGATGCCATGCTTATTAATGTAAATAATTCATTCAGCAAAAATAGTGATAATGTTATATATTTTGATAGCAAAGCAAATAAAGAGGATTACGATACATGGGTAGTAAGAACCGGATCAAGAACAGATTTAGGGCTTATCAATAAATGCGCTAAATATATAATTTATAAAAAAGTATTTGGAAACTGGTCACAGCATGCTGCTATATTCGGGATGCCTTTACGTGTAGGTACAACTGACATGAACGATCCTTTAAGGAAAGGTAATATGCAAAACGCATTTATTGAACAAGAGGGTTCATCATGGATTATAAAGGATATACAAGATGAGATAGAGTTCTTACAGCAGTCGGGAACAGACCCACACCAAATTTATGGAATGTTAATAGATAAGTGTGATTCAGCAATATCTAAAATAATATTAAGTCAAACAGGCACTACAGACGAAAAAGCGTATTCAGGATCAGCAACGGTTCATGCAGAAACTGAGGCGGATGTTATTTACTCAGATAAGCTAGACATTAAAGCTGTTGTTAATGAAATGTTAATACCTCGAATGAAAAAAATAGGTATGATTTCAGATAGCAAGAAAATATTTGGAGGCTGGGATCAATCAGAGACATTAACTATTAAGGATTGGGCGTTAATTATAGAACAATTAAGCAGATCAGGATTTTCAGTTGATGCAGAAGATGTAGAAAAACATACTACAATTAAAGTTGATCCTACAATTGTTTCAACACCTGAAAATAAAAGTATTTCAATAATGAATAAAATTAATTCGCTTTATGGCAAGGACAATAGCTGAGATACAAGCAGACATGGTTACAGCTAAAGAAGCTGAATCTGGATTATCGGGATTAACTAGTACTAGCTTAACTGCTATATGGCGATTATTGTTTTACGTCTGCGCTGTAGCTATAAAGGTTATAGAAGATTTATTAGATGTTCATACAGAAGAAATCGAAAATAGAAAGCTGGAAATAACAGCAGGAACAACTAGATGGTATGGATCAGAAAGTTTATTATATCAATATGGAGACTCACTGGAATACGTGGATACTTATGTTAATGAAGATGGTGAAACTGTAAACTTAATAGGTAAGGGTTTATATTATAATCCTATTACGCCGGCAAATAGAGTAGTAGACTTATCGGCAGCAGATGTTATAAATGGCGTCACGGTAATAAAAGTAGCTAGATTAGTATCTGGTGTAGCGCAACCATTAAGTTCAGCACAATTGACCGGATTCACTCAATATTGGCTTGAAAAGAGATTTTCTGGAACATCAGTTTCTATTATTAGTCAAGACCCAGACTTACTTCGAGCTGAATACTTAATAACTTATGACCCTCAATTGCTATCATCTACAGGCGAAAGCTTATCTATTCCGGGAACATTTCCAGTAGAAGATGCAATAACTAATTTCTTACAAACGTATCAAGATGAAAATTTTGCCGGTGATATGAGAGTGATGAGATTGACAGATGCAATACAAACGGCAAGCGGTGTTGTTAATGCTGTAGCTAATTTGGTTTACGGTAAGCCCGATGGAGGAACTTATTCTGATATTTTAGCGGTATCAAATCAAACATACACAGCAACGGCAGGATATATGCAAATTGATCCACTTTATCCACTTAGTACAACATTAACTTATTCGGCATAATGGCAAATATTTTTAATATAACATGGTCTAATGTAGTTGAAAACTTAATTCCTTGGTTTTGGAGAGAAACAACAAATGGTAATGAGGCTAAGATATTACCTTATTTACGATCTATTATAAATCCAGTTCAAACTATATCAGATAACTTATTGTCACTAGAAGAAACGACAATAGATTTTTTAAATTACAACGGTCAACACAAAATATTAGAAGAGTATCTAAATGATTTATATGACATCACATTAAGGCGTATTTACATAACAGAAAACAATATAGGGTCAATCGATAAATTAGCGATAGGATTAACAAGCGACACTATAACGTCACCAATTACAATAGGGTTAAGCAGCGAAATTGTATCTATTCCTTTAGTTATAGGTTTAAGTGGTGAAATATTAGCAGGATTTAACTTTACAATAAACATACCTGTATCGATTACTTATAATACAATAGTATTAACTGCTCAGATAAAAAACTATTCAGAAGCTTCAAAAACATTCAACTTTACAATATTTTAATTATGGACAAGAGACTAGATTTTACAGGAATAAACCCAGACATACGGCTAGATCAAATATTAATAGATGCTAACGCGAATAGGCCAGCTATGTTTGCAATGCTTGAATCGTATGCTGTTGGTACTAATCCTAATTACATCGTGTCGGGATGTGTTGTAACTGTAGGCGGCACAGCTCCGGCAAACACATGGAGTTTAACAGCAGGATATATTTATCTAAACAATGAATTAATAGAGGTCGTTTCTCAATCAGGCACATTTAATTCAAGTACACAATATTTAGCCTTTAGCAAAGTAATAACTTACAATACTAAGGGCGATATTACGTATAATGATGGTATAACTCGGCAAACATGGCAAGAGAATAGAGGTGTAATAACTGTTAAAAGTTCTGTGTTAACAACAGAATTAAACGCTATTAATGGTGATACTTTGGATGATAAGATAATAGAATATATAGGCGAACCAACAGTAACTAAAAAAGGTGTAGTTGAATTGGCTACTAGTGGTGAAATGATCGCTGGTACCGCGTTAAAATTTCCTGACGCTAGTCTACTTATAGGAACTAGTTTAGGTGGAACCCCAACAAGTTCTTTATTGACGTTATCTTCATTGGATGTAGATATAAAAACATTTTACGGGTTAAAGAGAATC